ATGAAGAAATTACTGGTAACCGTAAAGCCTTTTCAGGGAACAATTCCGTTCCGTATTTTGCAGCGTGGTCGTGTTCTTGTTGAAGGTTCGTTCAGTGGTAAATGTACGCAATTACACTCCCGGACCTTTCAGGTGAATGCCACGAATGAAGAGCTAACCGTTGAGTGTACGATGAATGCCGCTAAATGCCGCATGGTATCCGCTGCATTACAGCCAGTGTGTTGAGCGACCTTATTAACCATGCGCGGTATTGTCGCCGTATCCCCGCATTAACAGAGACCGCAGCCCGACCGGGAGACTCCTCTGCGCGAGTGTGCGGGGATAATCAAAAACGATACACACCGGGGTTTACCGCGTTAACGGAGCGCGGCGTTGTCCCCTCATGGTCGCTGGTCCGGTGCGATGGTGGAAGAAACCGGACGATGTGTTACCTCGCAAGCTCTGTTATGTCATGTGTCTGATTTGTGATTTAAGTCGGATAATTGTCGTTGCCATTAAGCAGAGGATTGATGACCGACAGGGTGGCATTGTTAGAATAAGACTTATTCTTATCTGTGCCGGGAATGAAAATGAAAAGAAACCTTCCGTTAATTATTTTGTTGTCTTCTCTGGTTATGGGCTGTACGCAACATAAAACAGATATGCCCCGACAGTTGGTTAAGGCATTACCACAATATCCGGCCTATGCAGCGGCAAATTATATAAAGGGACGGGTTGATGTGAAGTTTGATATTGGTGCTGATGGTACTGTCACCCGAATTGAGTTTATCCGTTCAGAGCCGCACCATTTGTTTGATGAGCAGGTTGTAAAGGCGATGGCAAAATGGCGATTTGAGAAGGACAGGCCGTGTAAAGGCGTGAAGAAAACGTTTATCTTTAGTCCTTCTGCACCCTGATTATTTCATCAGAAATTAATTATCACTCTGTTGTTATTCTGTACATCCCGGCAGGGTAAGTCTTGTTCCGTCGGATATGAAGATGAAATATTGTTGGAGGACAGTGGGTACCTGCTCCTGTAGCCGAACGTTCATTTCTCGTTATTTTTCATGCTGGCCGGGCGCAGATGCGTTGCATCTGTTGCCAGCCTTCTCCTGCAGGCTTCAATAACCCACGCTGAAAAGTTTCCTGAACCTTTCAGATCAAGAGCGATGTTAATTTGTTCAATCATCTGGTTTGGAAATCGGATGTTGCGGGTTGTTGTTCTGCGGGTTCTGTTCTTTGATGACATAATGTTTCCCCATATTCAGTGTTGCTGATTTGTATTATCTGAAGTTGCTTTTACGTTAATTTGATGCAGATCAATCAATACGATACCTGCGTCATAATTGATTATTTCTCGTGGTTTGATGGCGTACACACATGTTGTGATAAACCTTATATAGATGATAATCATTATCATTTCGTGGGTCCTTTCCGGCGATCCGGGCCGTTACGGGGCGGCGACCTCGCGGGTTTTCGCTATTTATGAAAATTTTCCGGGGAAAATCATGTCGGTACTTCTCGAACATAACTATTTGTTTTTTCTAATATCGAATCCGTAAAAGGTCCGACATGAAAACGCCTAAAAAAGTCATTTTCGGGCACTTTCATGTCGGCCCCTGTATTTATTGTGAGACTGTTTCATGAAGGTTAATAAAAAGAAACTTGCCGAAATTTTCAACGTGGATCCGCGAACGATTGAACGCTGGCAGTCTCAGGGACTCCCTTGCGTCTCCGGAGGTGGTACCGCGAAAGAGCAGATTTATAACCGCTTCACACTGACGCCGGAAGGGGATGAACCGCTTCCCGGTGCCGTTCACTTCCCGAATAACCCGGATATTTTTGATCTGACCGAAGCGCAGCAGCTGACTGCTGAAGAGCAGGTCGAAAAATGGGTGGATGGCAGGAAAAAAATACTGTGGGACAGCAAAAAGCGACGCAATGAGGCACTCGACTGCTTCGTTTATGCGCTGGCGGCGCTGCGCATCAGTATTTCCCGCTGGCAGCTGGATCTCAGTGCGCTGCTGGCGAGCCTGCAGGAAGAGGATGGTGCAGCAACCAACAAGAAAACACTGGCAGATTACGCCCGTGCCTTATCCGGAGAGGATGAATGACGCGACAGGAAGAACTTGCCGCTGCCCGTGCGGCACTGCATGACCTGATGACAGGAAAACGGGTGGCAACGGTACAGAAAGACGGACGGCGAGTGGAGTTTACGGCCACTTCCGTGTCTGACCTGAAAAAATACATTGCGGAGCTGGAAGTGCAGACCGGCATGACACAGCGACGCAGGGGACCTGCAGGATTTTATGTATGAAAACGTCCACCATTCCCACCCTTCTGGGGCCGGACGGCATGACATCGCTGCGTGAATATGCCGGTTATCACGGCGGTGGCAGCGGATTTGGTGGGCAGTTGCGGGCGTGGAATCCACCGGGTGAAAGTGTGGATGCAGCCCTGCTGCCCAACTTTACCCGTGGCAATGCCCGCGCAGACGATCTGGTACGCAATAACGGCTATGCCGCCAACGCCATCCAGTTGCATCAGGATCATATCGTCGGGTCTTTTTTCCGGCTCAGTCATCGCCCAAGCTGGCGCTATCTGGGCATCGGGGAGGAAGAAGCCCGTGCCTTTTCCCGCGAGGTTGAAGCGGCATGGAAAGAGTTTGCCGAGGATGACTGCTGCTGCATTGACGTTGAGCGAAAACGCACGTTTACCATGATGATTCGGGAAGGTGTGGCCATGCACGCCTTTAACGGTGAACTGTTCGTTCAGGCCACCTGGGATACCAGTCCGTCGCGGCTGTTCCGGACACAGTTCCGGATGGTCAGCCCGAAGCGCATCAGCAACCCGAACAATACCGGCGACAGCCGGAACTGCCGTGCCGGTGTGCAGATTAATGACAGCGGTGCGGCGCTGGGATATTACGTCAGCGAGGACGGGTACATGGGAACGTCAGCCACCATGACATCCGGTGAGCAGTCCGGCGCAGTAATACGTGGTGTTTTTGATGACCCTGAAAATATCAGCTATGCCGGACAGGGCGTGCGCGTTGAAGGCTCCAGCCCGTCCCTGTTTGTCCGGACTGATGATGTGCGGCAACTGCGGCGTGGAGACACGCTGACCATCGGTGAGGAAAACTTCTGGATAGACCGGGTTTCGCCGGATGATGGTGGAAGCTGTCATCTCTGGCTCAACCGTGGGCAACCATCTGGAAGCGTTCCTGGCAGAGCACGGTGGCTGGAAGGCATTTTTGTGGAAGCCACCCTATGCATACCGGCAGATAAAGGTGACCTGTGCCGGGTGGTCTGCGCGGGTCGGGATGTTGCGCGTTGAGTTCAGCGCGGAGTTTAAGCAGGTGGTGAACTGATGCAGGATATTCACGAAGAAAGTCTGAGCGAGTCGGTTAAATCAGAGCAGTCACCGCGGGTGGTACTCTGGGAAATTGACCTGACGGTGCAGGGTGGTGAGCGGTATTTTTTCTGTAATGAGCTGAATGAAAAAGGGGAGCCGGTCACCTGGCAGGGGCGGAAGTACCAGGCGTACCCGATTGATGGCAGCGGCTTTGAGATGAGCGGGAAGGGCAGCAGTGCCAGACCGTCGCTGACGGTGTCCAATCTGTTCGGTCTGGTCACCGGGATGGCGGAAGACCTGCAGAGTCTGGTGGGGGCCACGGTGGTCCGCCGCCGGGTGTATGCCCGTTTTCTGGATGCGGTGAATTTCGTTGCGGGCAATCCGGCGGCGGACCCGGAGCAGGAGTTGAGTGACCGCTGGGTGGTGGAGCAGATGTCGCAGCTGACAGCCATGACGGCCTCGTTTGTGCTGGCCACACCGACCGAGACGGACGGGGCGCTGTTTCCCGGTCGTATCATGCTGGCGAACACCTGTATGTGGACCTACCGCTCTGATGAGTGTGGTTACACGGGCGGGGCTGTGGCGGATGAGTTCGATAAACCCACCACGGATATCCGTAAGGACAGATGCAGCAAGTGCATGCGCGGGTGTGAACTGCGCAGGAATGTCGGCAATTTTGGCGGTTTCCTTTCCATTAATAAACTTTCGCAGTAAATCCCGGTTTATGACACAGACTGAATCAGCGATTCTGGCGCATGCCCGGCGGTGTGCGCCTGCGGAGTCGTGCGGCTTCGTGATAAGCACGCCGGAGGGGGAGTGGTATATCCCTTGTGTGAATATTTCTGCAGAGCCGGAGGCGTATTTTCGTATCGCACCGGAAGACTGGCTGCGGGCAGAGATGCAGGGGGAGATTGTGGCACTGGTCCACAGTCATCCCGGTGGGCTGCCCTGGCTGAGCGAGGCTGACCGGCGGCTGCAGATAAAAAGCGCACTGCCCTGGTGGCTGGTCTGCCGGGGTGACATTCACAAATTCCGCTGTGTGCCACATCTGACAGGACGGCGCTTTGAGCACGGGGTGACGGACTGTTACACGCTGTTTCGGGATGCTTATCATCTGGCGGGGACTGAAATGCCGGATTTTCATCGCGAGGATGACTGGTGGCGCAACGGTCAGAACCTTTACCTGGACAATATGGCGGTCACAGGCTTTTACCGGGTGCCCCTGTCCTCTGCACAGGCGGGCGATATTCTGCTGTGCTGCTTTGGTGCTTCGGTACCGAACCATGCCGCCATTTACTGCGGCAACGGTGAGCTGCTTCACCATCTGCCTGAACAACTGAGTAAACGGGAGAGGTATTCCGAAAAATGGCAACGACGAACGCATTCTGTCTGGCGTCACCGCCACTGGCACGCATCTGCCTTCACGGGGATTTACAACGATTTGGCCGCCGCCTCAGCCTGTATGTGAACACGGCAGCGGAAGCCATTCGCGCCCTGTCGATGCAGATGCCGGGCTTTCGCCGTCAGATGAACGAAGGCTGGTACCAGATACGTATTGCCGGTGATGACACGGCACCGGAGGCGGTGTATGCCCGTCTTACGTCCTTCAGTTATGCCAATGCTGAGGATGAGCAAAAAACGCGCTACAGAGATACCCGCTGGCATGAAGATTCCGTGCGTAACCGCTGGTTCAGCGTGATGGCGGGGCCGTCTGTACGCGTGAATGAATGGTTCAGCGCGTATGCGATGGCGGGTGTGGCTTACAGCCGTGTGTCGACTTTCTCCGGGGATTATCTCCGCGTAACTGACAACAAGGGGAAAACGCACGACGTGCTGACCGGAAGTGATGACGGTTGCCACAGCAACACGTCTCTGGCGTGGGGGGCTGGCGTGCAGTTTAACCCGACCGAATCCGTGGCCATTGATATTGCTTATGAAGGCTCCGGCAGTGGTGACTGGCGCACTGACGGTTTCATCGTGGGTATCGGTTATAAATTCTGATTAGCCAGGTAACACAGTGTTATGACAGCCCGCCGGTTCAGGCGGGCTTTTTTGTGGGGTGAATATGGCAGTAAAGATTTCAGGTGTGCTGAAGGATGGTACAGGAAAACCGGTACCGGACTGCACCATAGAGCTGAAAGCCACGCGAACGAGTGAGACGGTGATAGTCACCACGGTGGCGCAGGGGCAGCCGGGGGAAACCGGCAGTTACAGTTTTGATGTGGAGCCGGGGTGGTACCGGGTGACGCTGAACACGGAAGGGTACGCCCCGTCGTATGTGGGTGACATTCTGGTGAAGGCGGATTCTGAGCCGGGAACGCTGAATAAATTTCTGATGGAACAGGATGAGGTGCAGTATTACCCGAAAGCGCTTGCAGAGCTGGAAGCGGTGGCAGCGGAAATCCTGAAGCGTGCTGAAGCGTCGGCGGCGAGTGCAGAGGAAGCGAAGGAACGGGCAGAGAATGCCCGGGGACCGGCGGGCGAGAAGGGGGACACAGGTCCACAGGGTGCCACAGGGGCACAGGGACCAGCCGGGGCAACGGGGGCGGTCGGACCAAAAGGTGAGCCGGGGCCAAAGGGAGAACGGGGAGAAACAGGTCCACAGGGACCGAAGGGCGATAAAGGTGACCCGGGCGGACCGCCGGGGCCGAAAGGGGATACGGGAGACACAGGCCCGGCAGGACCACAGGGGCCGAAGGGAGATACGGGAGACACAGGCCCGGCAGGACCACAGGGGCCAAAAGGGGATACGGGAGCCGCAGGTCAGGCAGGGCCTCAGGGGCCAAAAGGAGATACGGGAGACACAGGCCCGGCAGGTCCGCAGGGACCGAAGGGAGATACGGGAGACACAGGCCCGGCAGGACCACAGGGGCCGAAGGGAGATACGGGAGACACAGGCCCGGCAGGACCACAGGGGCCAAAAGGGGATACGGGAGCCGCAGGTCAGGCAGGGCCTCAGGGGCCAAAAGGAGATACGGGAGACACAGGCCCGGCAGGTCCGCAGGGACCGAAGGGAGATACGGGAGACACAGGCCCGGCAGGACCACAGGGACCTAAAGGGGATGCGGGAGCTGCAGGCCCGGCAGGGCCACAGGGACCGAAGGGAGATACGGGAGACACAGGCCCGGCAGGACCACAGGGACCGAAGGGAGATACGGGAGACACAGGTCCGGCAGGACCTCAGGGACCGTCAGGAAGTCCTGACAGCGGACTGTTTGGTGTCGGTTCTTTTGTCCTTGCGGCATATTATGCGACGAGTTATTCGGGGGATATGGCACCGGGCTCAGCCATTGCCGGCTCATCACTGTCTGCATGTTGCCTTTCGAATGGTACTCCCCTGGTTGCTTCCGGTAATGTGGGGGAGACCCGTTTACCGGGCACGTGGCGTGCATGTGGTCCGATGCTATGGACATCATCTCCGGGTATCAGACAGGCAGGATTATTTCAGCGCATATCATAGAGGAGGTCATGGTGGATAAGGGAAAAGAGATTCTTGCAGTACGAAATGCAGCCAGCAACGAATATGGCGGGATAAACTGTGAGGTGCAGTTTGAAGACGCGGTGAATGAAAAAGGGGAACAGGTATGGCTGCCGTATACTGCAACGGAAACGGATAATACAGAACACGGAAAAGCATTGTGGTCTGGGCTGACAGCAGGAACGTACGGAAGCGTGAGTGCCTTTGTTGCCACGGAAGCAGTACTGGAAGCGGCAAAGGCGGCGAAACGGGAAGAGATTAATATCTGGCGTGATGTGCAGGAGAGTATGGAATACGTGATGGAATTCAACGGAAGGAACTGGGATTACGGCAAGAAGACGTTGTCCAGGATAAGCACGACACGCCTGATGGCAGAGAATAACCGTCTTCCGGAAGGTTTTGCCTGGACCGACGGGGATAATAATGTGGTGCCGGTGACGGCGGCGGAGATAATTGCGCTGGCAGATGCGACAGAGCAGGCGATGTTTGCGAAGGGAGTGGAGATTAATACACGGCAGTTGCAGATGAAAGCCGAGGTTGAGGCGCTGACAGACCTGAAGGCGATCCGCAGTTATGCTGTCGGATGGCCTGCTGGCTGA